ACTGGTACTGAAATATTTTTTACTGATTCCAATTGGTTTAAGAACAATAGTTATACTATCTCTTACAGCTTTAAGAATAACAGGTGGATATCATTTCATAGTTACCAACCTATGTACATGATGAATGATGCCAATACATTCTATACTGTTTATGCTACAGAAGTATACAAACACAATGAGGGTAAGTATCGCAATTACAATGATACATACTATCCTTTTGAGGTAGAGTATGTATGCAACAAACCATTCAATCAATCTAAGAAGTTTGAGTCTATCTCTGTATCTGCTAATAATCTATTTAGTCCAAATGATTTAGGGCTATCTCATGTATGGATGTACAACGATGTATTTTCTAGCGGCAAGTTAACCATCAGGAATTACAATTCGTTTGTTACTCCTTTAAGATCAGAAGCACTACAACGCAATGTATTAGATAAGTTTAACATTACAGGCTTTAGAGACAATGCTACTTCAGGAACTAAAACTCGTTATCTAACTACATTCGGAGTAGACCGAGTTCCTACTGCAATAGATTTTGCTAAATCCAACTGGGATAAGAATGAAATAAAAGGAAAACAAGTATATATTAAATTGTATGCTGAAGCTGCGAGCAATGAGAAGATAAGCATTGATTCTATTGATACAAACTTTAGCACTGAAATAAGATAATGAAAAAGAATAAATACAAATACAATGCTGGAGGTAAAGTTGGATTTCAAGATGTGGCTGGACTAGCTTCAGCATTTGTTAATCCTATTAGCGCTATACCTTCAGCATTAAACTTAATAGGTAAGTTAGCTTATAATCCTGCTAGTTATACTCCGGCTAAGATGAATGAATCTCCTATGGGGTATAATGATGGAGGTGACCCTGAAAAACCAAAAAAGTCTACAAAAATAAAACTTCTCGATGGTAGTCCGGGAATAGACAAACAGAAGATAAACATAGGCCCAGAAGGGGATTATACCAATAGTGTATATAGTCCTAATCTTTTAAGGAGACAGCTTATTTCTTCTAAAGAAGACTTCGGACAAGATGATATGATCATAGATAAAATAAGAAAAACTAAAGAAGGTTATAAAAGAGCTAATGATAAAGAGATTGTAAATGATGTAATAAATTACTATGGAGAATTATACAACTCAGAATTTTATAAAAGAAATCAACCTAAAGAAGTTATCGATAAAAGAAAACTCAATTATAAATACGAAAAAAACATAAAGACTAAATACGACTCAGATAAAAATAGAGTGTACTCCCCTTCTGCTTATAGTCCCAATATTCATTTATATTCAAGATCAGAAGCAGATTTTATTAATAGCTTGTATGAAAATTTAGATGCTGGAGTAGCTAACATGGATGCTATAACTGCGCATGAAATAAATCATGCTTTGTATGAACCTAGCAGTTCTAAGTTAACTAAGAGTAAAATGAAAATTGATTCCTCTACTTCTAACCATGATAAAAATCCTGAAGAAATTGAATCAGATATTAATGCTATAAGGTATGATATGTATAGGTATAATATATGGGACATGAAGAGAGATATAAATAAAGAAGATGTTAAAAAACTAAGGTCTTTAAAATATAAAGGGTTTAGTACTAACAGAGTAAAAGATGTTATACCTTCTGATGATGATCTTATTAAACTTTTAAATAAGGTTGCATATCAAGATAATAATCTTGGTAATACTATTAAAGCCTCTTATGGAGCCGATCTTCAAAATCAATTACAGATATCTGGAGGAAATGATCAACAGATGGGAGATCATGCTGTTCAAGTAGAAGGAAACCCCGGAATAGACACTAACTATAGAAACATAGGAGGACAGGATGTAGCTTTAACTCAGGGAGAGATTGTACGTCAGGATCAAGATGGTTCTGCATATGTATGGTCTAACAATCCTAAGATGAAACATCCGTCCGGTACTACATTCGCTAAAGCAATGAAACCAATTGAAAATAAGATTGCTCGATTAAAGTCAAGAGTAGAAAAAGATCATACAGATGTTTATGCTAAAAATGCATTAGGACATTTAGAGCAGATGGTAGAGCAGAATAAAAATATAGAAGAAACCATGAGGCAGAAAAAAGGATCTCCTACTGCTCAACGATTTAATATGGGGGGTACTGTTAAAAAATATAATCCCGGAGGATATATAGACCCTATAATTCCAAATGGAGCTATGGACATTTATGTTAATGCAGCTTTAAATCAGCAAGGTGTCAGTAGATCTGGTAAATCACAACTAAGTCCTTTACCAAGGAATCCATTAAAAAATATATCTGAATCAGTTTCTCCAACAATTCAAACTGGAGCTGAAAGATTTGAGTCGCTGTCTACTTCCCCATTTACTAATTCCGTAGGATTTATTAATGCTAATCCATCGCCTCTTACTTCTGTAACAGGTACGGGATTACCTAAAACAGAAAGTTTATCTACTTTTGAGGACAAGGCATTCTTAGGAGCTAAGTCACTAGAGACAGCATTTAGAGTAGGAGCAGCATTAGATAAACCTATCCAGTATGATACTCGTCGCTATAATGTAGATCGTATCAGGTATAGCCCACAAAGAGCTTTAGATGCTAATCAAGCTAACTATCAAGGAGCACACTTTGATATCAATACTGGTAATGCCAACACAGATCGTATCTTACGCAATAACTTGTACGGACAAAAGATGGCTGCTGATAGAGATGTAATTGGTAAGAATGACCAAATGCAGAATCAAAGTGACCTACAAGTTAATCAGTACAATGCTCAAGCTAAAGCTAACGTAGACAACATCAACGAACAGATTCGTGGACGTGACTATCAAGCTACTGATGCTGCACTGACTTCAATCGGTAACTTGTCTTCTATCTTCCAACAAGCGGGTGGAGCTAAGGCACACAATAGAATTACAATGTCCACACTTAATAGTCTATCTAGACGTTATGGCATTGATGTACCTGAGCTTATGGCACTGATGCAGGGCGAAGGAGATTTGAATAAAGGAACAGTTAAATACAAAGGTAAATAATGGCAACAGGAAGATACCACCAGTTTGGAGTAACTGATCCAACTTCAAACTTCTTTAAGCTAGATTATCAGATGCTAGCTCAACCAATTCTTAAAGCAGATCAAGAGTACAAACAAATGGATGATGCTTACCACCAGTTCAATCAACAACTGAGTGCTAAAGAAGTATTGCCCAAAGATGTACCTGCTTTAAACAGTAGAGTAAAATCCTTACAAGATGCGGAAAAGAAACTTCGTGATAATGTAAGTGGAGATATATTAGACCCTCGTTACCAAGAAGGATTACGAGGAATGATTCAAAAAGAAAGTCAAGATAACTTCTATAGAGGAGCTTCTTGGAATCTTAACTTGTATAAGCAGAACCAAGAAGACAAGCGTAGACATACCGAGAAGTTTGGTGAGAGTCCTGATGCTTGGCAAGATCCTACTGGATCATTCTTTAATGGTTATCAAGGATTTGATAAGTCGGGGTTTGCTGCTAGTAATCCTATTGATCCTCGTTATCCTTACCATGAGAAGGCAGTAGAGTTTGCTGAACCAATGATTAAGAAGAAGATTGATTCTGGTGAATGGAAAGAAAAAACTACTATTGATGGGCAAGGTAACCCTACTAAGTTTCTTATTTATGCTAATGGAGCTAGTGTTCCCAAAGATGAAATTAAACGAGTAGTAAAACTTTCTACTATTGGAGATGGTTCTAAGCCTTGGAATCAATTGCAAACTATATACGAGAATAGTCCAGATCTTCAAAAGCAATATCCTACGTTTGAAGAGTACTATAACAATGGAGTATTAGAGTCAGTAGCATCTTCTTTGTCTTACAAGTGGAGCGATCAGTCTACCATTAGAGAAGTAAACGGTTCTTATGGAACAGGAGGTTCTTCGTCTACTAAAACTCAAGCACTAAAAGAAAAGTTAACTACTGATAAGATAGATCTTAAGATTAATGAAGGTGCTAAGGACTGGGCACCTGGAGTATCTAACCCATTAGGTTATCCTGATATGAAACTAGCAATGAAAGCTCGTAATTATTATAGTTCTGCTGCCAGTGACATTATGAATGGCTATTACACTCGTGATGAGCAAGGCAATAGAATTCATACAGGTGGATTAGAAGACAGAGTGTACCAACAACTAGGTATACCTAAAAATAATGATAAAGGTATTTCTGTAAATGTATCTCCTAAAAGTGACTCTGATGATATGGGAGTGTATGTATCTTATACATCTAAGGATGGAGTACAACGCACTGTAGATATTCTTAGTGGAGAAGGACTATTGCGTAAGAGCGAAATGCCCGATGAGATTCAAGAGAAAATGACTGATGTAATGTTGTCTGCCAGTAGTGATGCTGCTCGATATACTGCGCTGAAGCATCAGGAGAATGAAGTGAATCGTTTTCAAGAGAAAGCATTAACAGAAGCATTTGGAGCTAAACAAGGAGAGGTAATCAAAAGAGGTGGATTCATAAATGCTTTAAGTAGTGATCAACGTACTAGATTATATCAAAGTCCTAGTTATAAAGTAACCAATCAATTGTTGTCATTGGTTACTAAAGGAGCAGGTTTAACTAGTGAAGCTATTTATTCTGCACTAGGAACCTCTTTAAGAGATAGTGTATTTGCTGATGATACCGCTGTAAAGGTACTAAAGGAAATTTCAGATGGATTTGGAATCAATGAAAAAGATTGGAATCCAAAAGGAACTACTGACCAAGCAGCAGTAGAAAACTTCGTTAAAGTCTTTACCCAAGAACGACGTAAGGGGGCTATATCTGCGGATGAAACACAAGAACTTGGGAAGAATATTGCTGACTATTTAGCTTCTGACATACTTACAAAAGATGGCGATAAGAGAGTTAAAACTTATCAACAGCTTTGGAAAGATCAATGGAGTAAAGGACTAAATGAAAATATGGAACCTTTAACAACTGAAGCCAATGCATCAGGAGTAAAGGCAGCTCCCAAATTAATTTACTACTACAATCAAACAAATACTACTGAAGAAAAATCTAGCGGTAAATATTGGAAAGGAGGTAAAGAATTATTGGCTGCTGAAATGGGGTACAGTGTCGGTGCTGATGGAAACCAGAAAGCTAGCTTTAGTAATCTTGAGTTATTTCAATACAACTCTAATCAACAAGTTGCAGATTATGGTAGATTTGCTGATCCTAAGAATTGGGATCTTGTAGGCATCAGCGTAGATGATGAAGGATTTAACATTGTCATTAAAGACAACAACCCAGTTAAAAAAGGACAAGACTCTTGGATAGAAATCCGTAATCGAGATATGGTTATTGATTACATGGTTCAGGCAGGTATGGGGCCTCAGTTGGTATTTGACACCACAAAACAAATGCTTAAAGGATTTGAAGATGACCCTAATAGTGACAACAAAGAGTTCTCTCCAGTACAAGCAGATGTAGAAGCAATGCAACCATATGGAGTAGGAAGAACTAGAGGAGCAGCTATTATTGGACAAGGTATATTTGAACGTCCTGTAATGAAATTAGAGTCTACTTATATAGATCCAGCTACCAAACAAAAGTATCCACCCGGAACATTTAAGTATTATTCATTGGCACAAGAGAAATACGTCTACACTAAAGATCCTGTTGAGGTAAGTAAAACATACCTGCAAGATAGAGACTTTATCTTAAACGGACAGGGTAACGAGTATCAAGCATTCAGTAAGGATACATTTGGGGGAAAGATCAGTATTAACAAAGATATATTAACAGATGGAGCTAATACTTTACACAAAAGTATTATTACTATTCTTACAGACACTATTGTAAACGACCCTTTACTGCCGGGTAATTTAATTATGACCGATGCTACTCGTACTAAACAAAAAGCAGCAAGTTATGGTAACCCCTCAAGTAAACATGTGGTAGGAAAAGCCGTCGACTTAGTTCCTTCAAAAGGAATTAACGATGAGTCTGTAAACTTCTTTTTTCAAAAGGCAAATGAATTAAAAGATGTTGCAAGAATAGTTCTTGAGTTTCCTCCTAACGATCCTCGTGCTAAAAAGTATGCTCAAAGTTATGGAGCGTTTATAGAAGAGAACCCCGGTGCTACTGGGCCTCATTTTCATATACAATACAACGAATAAAGAATGGCTAAGTTTAACAATGATTATTTAAATAGATTACTCGGAGTAGATCAAGTTAATCCTACATCTGGACTGACTGATCCTGAAGTAAGAAAGGCACTAGAAGGTTATGAAAAGCCTAATAGTACTTATAGAGAACAATTTGGAGATACTGGGCAAGGAAGAGCTTATTCTTCTACACATAAAGATGCTGTAGTATACAGAGGTAATGACTATGCTTATGAGGATGAGAAGAACAAGTCTCAAGGTAAGTTAAGACCTACAACATTGAATCCATTCTCATCTGAGTCTTACTACAACTGGAATATGCGTCTTGGCGCATTAGGAAACTTAGCATTAAGTACAGGAGTGAAATTTGGACAAGGAATAGGATTTGTTGCAGGTGGATTAGCAGATCTTACAGAATCAGCAGGTGTTAAGCTGTTTAATGCCTTTAGCAAAGAAGATATGGAACGTCAAGGAAATATCTTTACTCGTGTAGCAGACAATGGCATCAATCAAGCATTAGATAGTCTTGATCCAGTTGTAAAAGATTTATTTCCTGTTTTTCATAGTAATGCTTATGCAGACAGAAATTTTGGACAACATGCTTTGACTAGTGAATTTTGGGCTACTGATTTAGTAGACGGCTTTGCTTTTGCTGCCTCTAGTATGCTAGGAGGGGCAGCAATGGCTAAAACATTACAAGTCGGGGCTAAATCTGCAAGATGGTTAGGACTAGGGACTAGAGCACAACGTTTAGCTGAAGCAGGTAGTAAGGTAGCATTACCTAACCTTCAACGTTATGTCACCGGTGTGGATATCGTTACAGGAGCAGTAGCTAACTCAGCAATAGAGTCTATGTTTGAAGCCAAAGATGTACGAGATGCTATTCTTAGTGATCCTGCTTTAGCCATGAAGTATAGTCCAGAAGAAATTCAACAAATAGCTGCTGAGAAAGCAAGAGATGTATTCGGATTAAATATGTTGTTTGTTGCTCCATCTAATCTATTTGAGCTGTACTCTCTTACTGCAAAAGGATTGAAAGGAGCTAGCAGAGCTACTCGCAAAGCGGATAAGCTCGTGGGAATGAATGCTATGGGGGAATACTCCAAGATCAATCCTATGTGGTACCAAAAGCCTACAGCTCAAATAGGTAAAGCTATTCTTGGTAATACTGTCAGCGAGGGTTTATACGAAGAAAACATTCAGTATAATATTCAGAACTTATCCAAGCTTAACGCACACAGAGGCCCCGGTTCTTCTTTCGGAGAAGCTGTAGGCGATATGTTCTCAGGCTTAGGAGACTTAACTTCAGATATCACTAAAGAACAAGCTACTTCAATTGGTCTTGGTGGATTGATTGGTGGTGGTATGCAAATGTCCCACATCTCTCCTAAAGTAAACAAAGCATTAGGTGGAGATGGAGGTATCATTCAGAACTATCGTGATAAGTTAAAGAACAGAGACAAACTGTATGAAACATTAACTTCTACTGCTACTTCTGCTTCAGGACTAGATGTATTTGAAAGAGAAGCTCCCACTAATTATACCCTTACTAAAGAGCAAGACGAGAATGGTGAGTTGGTTTCTTATATGCAGAAAGAAGGTGGAGAGAAACGTAAGATTGCTGAGTTTACTTGGAAAGCTTTGGCTACTAATGCTGGATTGGATCTGGAGAAAGGAGGTACGGCTAAAATGGCATTACCTATTTTAGAGGCTGATGGTAGCCCCAAATTAGATCTAGGTAAGCTAGAGTCAATGTACACAAAAGTAAAGCGTAGAGAGGAATTAAACAACGTCTATGAGGCTTTAAGCGCATCTCCTGAGAAGAATAAATACTCTTTAGATATCGTTAAGTCTGCTATGATTGCTGATCTAGCAATGGCACACTTTGACGCAGGGTTAGGGCAACAACTTTATCAAAAGTTAGACTCTTTGTTACAAACTGATCCTGAATCACTAGAACTAGTCGGAGGTACTGCAATCTCTTCTCCAATGGAACTACAAAAGTTGAAAGACTATGTAGCTAACTTGGAAGAGTTGTACAATGGTTTAGAAGTCGGAGTTGTTAATTCTGTAGCTACTCCTAAACAACAGCAGGAACGTAAGCAAGTAATGTTTGATCGTGCTGCTCGTGTACTTGCTATTGACAATCTTACAGGTGAATTAACTAAAGAGATTGAAGGTCAAATTAGAGAACTTCAGACTACTCAACCGGAGTTAATGCAGGAACTTTCTAAAGAAAGAGAAGCTGTATTAAATCAATTAACGAAAGAAGAATCCTCTTATGATCTCGCCAATGTGCGCAATTATAAATTAAACGAAAGGACTAAAGTATTGGAGCAAGTTCAATCCTTTATGGAAACACTTTCTAACTCTTCAGTCAGTAAAAATGATCCAGCTTATTTAGCATTGATGAACAACTTTGCTAAATTTGGAGAGTTAGCCGACTCTCGTAGGCTATTGTATGAAGAATGGACTGAACTATCTAATTTATATAAAGGGGAGAAATACTTCTTAGATAATTTCGATGGTATTAGTAAAAAGTATGATTACATTACTCCTTCAATAGATATAAATAACACTAATCTCAAGCAGTACCTTGATTGGGAAAGAACTCAACTACCTATTGTTCAATTGCGTAGTAAACTTCATGCTAACAATAGTGATTACCTCAATAGGATGATTAAAGATTTACTTGCAAAAGGAGAGTCTTTAGTACATGTTATTGATTGGGCTATTGCCAATGAGGTAGCTCTATCTAAGCATCATATTGATTTAATCTTAGAAGAACTTGAAGAGTTTCAAGATAGTCTTGTTGACCTTAAAGAAACTCAAGATGATTTGGCTAAACAACTTCAGGATGCAGAACTTAATGACGCAAGTGATGAAGTAATAGACGAACTTTACGCTAAGATAGCTGAAATTAAAAATGAGTTAAATGAAGCTCGTACTGCATTAGGCTCTTACTTCAATATAGATCCTACTGAATTGGAAGGTATTCTTACCAACCTTCGTAAGAGAAATACGTTTGAGAACTTTGGTCTTAGAGATTACGTTGAAGAACTTGGTAGACAACATTTAGGTTATGTGGAAGCTACATTGGCTGCTTTTAATAACAATGATTCTTTTGATGACTTAGCTAGTGTTGAATCTGCTATTACAACAGTTCAATCCCTGTTAAACATCTTTACTAAAAGAAAAGATGCAGAAGCATACACTAAGTTCGCTAGTGAGTTACAAGACATGCTTGCAGAATTAGAGAAAGCTCTTGAGGTAGTTACAGATCGACACTTGAATAAGTTTAGAAAAGAATACAATCGTGTCAATAGTCTTGCTGACGGCATAGTAAATGTACTTGCTGATCCAGATGTAAAAGAGTTACTGTCTAATGTAGGAGAAGTAATGACTTTACTTGAGACAGATAAACTTACTCGTACTGAAAATGAACAAACCAAAGAAGAGAGAATTCGTAGACCAATCTCTTTTAATCTGTTTGCGGTATTGACTGCACTAAACAATAATAAAGATTTAGGCGCATTTGTCCAAACAAAAATCAATACATTAGTTACTGAGTTCTTAGATACAAATAAGAACTATGACTTCTACAAGCAGAATGCCAAATTTAAAGCTTTTGTAGATTCATTTGAAGAAGCTATACGTGTTAACCCTGTACGTGCGATTAAAGGATTTCTATTGGAAGAATCTACTCGCGGTGGTACAATGGGAACTTATAGCTATGATAAAGGCCCTGACAGTTCGCTAGCTACTTATCTTGCAGAAGGTGATGTAGATGCTATGATTGCTTCTCTACAAGGAACTGAAGTAAGACCTCAGAATAGTGCATTGTCTAACGCTCAGTTGTTAGAGATTGCACAGATGCTTAAGCAACTTGAGGTACTACAATTGGTACAATCTGTTGCTAATTCTGAACAATCACCTGCTATATTCCTTAATACATTTGAGAAAGAACTAAAGGCAAATGAAGCATCCTTTAAAGCAGATAAGTCATTTACTCCTGCTGCTTCTATTGTACAGAGTTTAGCAATCTTTCAGATCTATGATAGCCTATTCAAGGCTTTAGGATCTACAGTAACAGAACGTTTCTCAAACTGGACTTATTTCAAAGGCCCAGGAGGGGCAGGTAAGACTAACGTTGTAGTACGTTATGCAGTTAAAGCGCTAGGGTTATCTCCTAAACAGATTATAACTGCTGGACACAACAAGCATTCTGCTGAGGGTATTCAATCCTCTATTGGCAATGAAAAGACTTTTGCTAAAGAAGATCTAATTACTCAGTTGTCTAATAAGACTCTACCAGAAGGAACTAAACTTTTGATTATAGATGAGATTGGTGGGTTCAGTCAACAAGAGATTGAAGATATTGCTTCTTTAGCACAAGTTAATTATCCTACTGTACCACTAGTGGTAATGGGTGATCCTAATCAAGTAACTGCTTCTATTAGAGAATCTGTTGCGGTAGAGAAAGGATTTACTTCTACTAAGGATTCTATTCTTCAAGGTATCTATAACATTGTAGATGTCACTCCTTTGTTTACTCGTTTTAGATCTGATAATCCCGCAATTGTTAACCTTCAGGATTCCTTTCTTAAACGTAAAGATGAGTTTACGGGTGGAGTAGGTGTAGCCAACATAGATGCAAGTCAAATTACTTCTACAGATACTCCTATCATTGGTACTTATATAGATTCTACAACTGGTAACTTATTGCCTATTCTATTTAATTCTTACAGCAAAAATCCAAACAGAACTCGTGCGATAATTGTAGCAACACCAGAACTTCAAACTTCGTATAAGACACAGATTGAGAAATCATTTCCTAATTCAACTATAGAAGTATTAACTTATATAGAGTCTCAAGGTAGAACCATTGATGAGGTATATGTACATATTCCATTTGATAAGGGAGTATTTCCTAGTATCATAGAGCATTCTCAAGCTATGTATACGGGTACTTCTCGTGGTAAGCAGTTTGTTTACTTGAGTGGAGTAAAAGGTGCTAGTAATAAAGTTGATGTACAATTAGCTGAAAAGACCAATAGTATTAAGAAGCAGAAGGATGATAACTTTACTTCTATTTTAGAGTACATTTCTAGCGCTCAAACGATCCTTAAAGGATTAGATCTTTCTGTAGTGGATGCAACTCCTGAAACTAAAACAGAAGAACGTGAATTTGAAGAAGATACTACTGTAGAGAAAGATAAATCATTAGAACAAATTCTTGAGGAGGAGCTAACTGATGAAGAAAAAGCTGAAATACGTGATGACCGTCAGGATGATAGTACTCCTGAATCACTTAGAGATGAAGAGTCCGATCCTGCTAAAGTCAATGCTCAACGATACGATGAGTTAGAAGAAGTTGAAGAAGATAAACCCGAAACAGATCAAATACTTGATACGCATACGGAGAAAACCATTAAGGAGGAAGTAGAAGAAACTACTCCTATTACTCCTGAGAATACCTCATCTGATTCGATTCCACTTCTAGAGCCTTCTAGTGATGTGTTCAATCCAATTACAATTAACTACAAAGGACAGATTCGCACTGTATTTCAAGGGTTAAATGCTTTGATCAAAGGCAATACTCCTACTGACGTACACATGATGCGCACTACTACTGTAGACGGTGTGGATCAAGTTGTAATGGCTATACGTCCTGATCCAACAGAAGGTATTTTTGTTACTGTAGCAGTACTGAGTAAAGAAGAGCTAGGTAACTATGATACATCCTCCCTACCTTTAGTTACTCGTAAAGGTCTAGAGCACAATGTATTTGAAGTTAACATGCTTCCAGTTAACTACAGTAGCGTATACAAACTAGACCTAGCAAATACCAAACCACTTAAGTATCGATACGAACGCATTAGAAATAAGTTTGATGCACTAGAAGTATTTCGTAAGTGGAAGAGTTCATTCTTTTGGGATGCTGCAAAGTTAGGCAATGAGGGAGAGCTAAAACGTAATTTACAAGTAGTTGTTCCTACTTCACCAGAATTAGAGTCTAGCGGTAAGTATGCTTCATTAGGAGCTAGTCAATTGATTCAAGCAGGTAAGCCATTTCTTTTGCTAAGAGGTGGAGTTATCAAACGTACTACTACCAATGGGTCTACTATTTCTAGACAGATGAAGGATCAAGCTATTATGCTTACGCCTCGTTTTTTAAATGTAAAGAATAAAGTTCACTTCAGTCGATACATAGAACCTATTCAGAACTACATTAAACATGTACGAGAACTAGAGACTATTGTAGCTAAAAGCTTAGTTGATCCTACACTAGCAAGTACCTACAAGCTAGGTAGCCATGAGTTTGCTATGCTTGTAGCTCACTTGTCTAATGTACATGCATCATTTACGTTACCTGACTATTCTTTAGGAAAAGAAACTACTTTGTCTGAATCAGATAAGAACTATGGTTACTTGTTTAAGTTATTTGATCCTAAGCTATTCACTAATGCCAATAGTCAATTACTTAGTGCCGCACTTACAGTAGATGTAGATATTCATGGTGAGTGGGAAGATCGTATTAAGATGAAGCTTAAGGCTTCCGATAAGTCTAAAGACAAGCAGAAGGTAGCTAGTTATGAACGTAATAACATAGGCGTTGCTCAACAAGCATTTGATAAGATTGCTAGAGCTAACTTATGGATGAACGTAGGTAATAAGGCCATTGTACTTCGTGATTCTAGACCTGCTACATTTGTAGATGCTAAAGGAAAGTTAGACAAAAAAGATGTAGTAGGAGGTAGAACTTTATTAGGTTGGGTAAGCTCAGATCCTACTAAGGTTAATACTAATTACACAGGAGTAGTTAAAGGTTACTTGCGCCAGGCCAGTGAAAGATCTAAAGCCAAAGGATTTGATATTGACTTTAATGTTAATCGTAACCTAAATAGTGTTACTGGGCGTAAGGTTATGAATATTGAAGAGTTAGAGGCTATTTTTGGAGATGCTGCTTTCAATGAAAAGGGAGAGCACTCAGGCAAGAAAGGATCAGGATTACGTATCCCTATTTCTCGTAGAACATTTACCAATAAAACTATTGGCGAATTAGAGAAAGATGGAATATTCTTATCCGATTACTTTGATGATACTTTCGTACGAGTAGAACCTAATCGAGTTAGTGTATTTCCTGCACAAGGAAGTAGTACTGTTGCAACTCCAGAAGCTCCTGTAGTTCCAGTTACTCCAGCTCCTACTGTAGAAGATAAGTATGAAGAGCAAGATTGGAGTGATATTGTAGGCTTTTCAGAAATACCTACTATTCCTGCTGTACCCAAGAAGTTTTTACCATTCTTAAATCAGGATAAGAACATTGATTTTGTAATCAATAACCATCTAACTAATCCTGTTGATATAGTTGAAAAACTTAAACAATTAAAGTCTAAAAAAGAATTAGACGATTATTTTGCAAATAGTAAAGATACTTTAAAAGTAACTCCTGAAGAACTAGGTAATATTTTATTCTATTTGAATAAATTAAAAGCCAATACTGATACTGTAAATTTCTTTAAAGAACTCAGTAAGTATAGTAACGCTACTGCTAAAGTAAGAAAAGATTCTAATTTATATATTGCACTTCCAAATGCTGCCCCTATTTTTGAAGGAGCTAAGGTAAACGCAATTTATATTAAAGGCCCCGATGTAGCAGTTATAAAGTGGGTTCCAAATAACATGGAACTATCTTTATACTCCATAAGGCATGAACTTATTCACTCAGTTGTATTTGATTTCATTCGTTATGACCAGAAGAAGTTTATTACTTTATCTGATCAAATACGTAAGAGTAAAGAGTTTAATGCTCCAATTGCTCGTTACAATGGAATGAGTATTGCTAAAATACTTGAGTCAGGACAATATAAAAATAAATCTGATGAAAGTAAACGTAATGAAGCTTTAACTATATTCTTCTCAGAAGTAGCTACTGGAGGTATTAAGTTGTCTCAAGCTACTGAGAATAAGGTAGTTAAGTGGTTACGTAGTTTATTGTCTAGTGTAGGTCTAGAGTGGCTATTGTTCAATCCATCCGCTGACATTTATACTTTAGCTGAAGGTATTTCTGTAGCTTTTGCACAAGGAACTCCTTTACGTTCATTAGGTATTAAACCTGTAGAACATTTAGATTTTGCTGAAGCTCCTATCGAACCTGTAGATATGACTCAATTAGCTAGGCTGTACCAGCAGTTAAATCCTATGACCATGAAGCAAGTATTTAAGGCATGGTTAGGAGGTAAGTCTGCTCGCAATGCTGCTGAAGCTGATATGTTTACTGTTGTTAATGGTGCACACTTGGAGCACATCTACGGTAAGAAGGCATTTGGATTATTCAAAGCTGGTGCTGTTGCGATAGAACAAGGGCTAAGTGAGGTTAAAGCTAAAGAAGTTCTTCAGCATGAAATCTTTCACAAGATCTTCCATCGTTTCTTAAACCAAGAAGAAAGAGCTGCATTGATTGCAGATGCCAAAGCCAAGTATACTTACTTACAAGGAGCTACTGATTTAGAAGTAGAACACTTCTTAATTGAAGTATTTAATTCTTATGTGTACAAACCTACAGATCTGTTTGGTAGGTTAGCCATTTTCTTTGATAAGTTACTATTCCGTATTGGACTGTTCAATCGTAATGCTAATACCATTGATACATTCTTTAAACGATTGTACAGCGGTTATTACGCAGGTGATGGCAAGTATGAATCTCAGTCTACTATCGCAGCAGATAAATTAGAAAAATATTTTGCTGGCAGCTTGAAGCTATACGAAAATGCTAAAGCACTTACGTTAGGCTTTATTCGTCGTAAGTACTCTTACGAGGCAATAGAATCTAAATTAAGTGGAGATCAGTTGTATACCAATCCTCCTTTAACATTTGATGAGGCGGTAGGTACATTAGAAGCTGAATTTAAGTTTCAAATGAAAGCTTGGCAGCATCAAAATCCTAACAAACCTTTAGACGAAAGGGTTGTAGTATTTGACCTGTTAGCTAACAATGAAGATGCTCGCAATGAAATCATTCGCTCTTTATTTCCCGACATTAAAGTTACTAAAGGTAAGACTAAAGGAACTGGTGGAAGAGTAGACGAGTTAATGGATGTAGAAGATGAAGAAGTTGAAATCGAGAACACTAAAATTGACTTTGGTAAGAATCAAGAAGAGTTAGATCAGCAGCGCAATGTTATTCGTAATGTTAAGCAAGTACTATCTACTCTTCAATATCGAGACAAGAACGATAAGCTTCAGTATGTTCCATTTCCTACTGCATACGCTATTCTTATTAAGTTAATGAATGGCTTAAATACAGAAGGATTAATTGAAGATCAAGTTAAGTTTGTTAATAGAAGATTGACTGATATTGGTAGAACGCCTGAATCGCTCGCAGTACTATCTTTTGTAACAGATGTTATTAATGGATTGTACATAGAGGATTCTGGTAAGGCTAACTTCATTCAGTTTAATGGGGACAATAAAGTAACCATTGATACTACTGATCAAACATATAGCGCTACTAAACGTAAAGGAGAAGATCAAGTAACCTTCCTCGCACGAGTATACGAAGAAATTAAAGATCTAGGCTTTACTAAAAAAGAAATCTATGAAGGATATAAATTGTACCGGTATCGAAACATGTATGCTTTACTTGGCTCTTCTATTCGTTCTTTGCGTAAACAAGTTAACTTCTTTGGAGTAAGAGAAAAGATCAAAGGCAATTACATCTACAAGTACTTTGCTGGGAGAGAGTCCGGTAGCCAAGCTTCATTGATTGCGATCATTCAAGGACAGATTCTTGCTAAATACAAAAAAGATGCTAATGTCTTTACTGCTCCTCAATGGAAGATGTTTACTACTGAACGAATTCGTACTAGAACTGAAGCCGAAGATAAACGTGTTAAGCAAACTATCAGTCAGTATCTAACTACATTGGGATATAATCCTAGAATTAGATTACAAGAATTAATTGACAATAACACTATTGTACAAGAAGATTTGAATACTCTGTATGATGCAATTGTATACTTCAATAAGCGATTGCAAAAGGTTATTGCTCCCGAATCAACTACTGATGTAGAAGAATTTGTACTAACAGAAGAAGCTACATTCTTTAGAACCATTCAAGAGGCATTACAGTTCTCTGACCCTGACTTTCAATCTGCTTCTGTTATTAGTGGAACGGGTAAGCGTATTTATCCTTATGTAAATGGTTCTTATGGATTAGATGTACTAAATTACTTTGTTAAGTTAGGTAAACATGTGGGAGCACATTGGACTCCTAAGTTCACAAAAACTAAGTTCTATCAAGAGAACTTGTTTGTTAATGGATTTCTAACAATGAAATCTGTTGTAGATCATGACTCTATTAAATATAAAGGTCTTGACAATACCGCTAAGCTGTTCAATAAAGAGACAGCACTCGATTGGTTTGCTCGTAACTTCTTATACGGTTTTGTAGGAGCTTTAGAAGTGGGTAGTGAGGGTAATTTGTCTTACTTCCAATTCTTAGACACTCCTTCTAACAAACCTAAAACTCAAGCAGTTGATGTAGAAATACTCAACATGAATAAGGCTAATGCTGCTTTAGACTTAATGCGAGAACAAGAAAAGAGCAGAGATGCACATGCTGTTCAGAACTATTCTCCAGAAGTATCTTATGTTGCTAGCGGAGAAGAAATGCAGAAAGGAGTAGATACATTCCTTAATCAGTTGATTAATAACAATGTATTGTCCTTGATGAACTTGGATACCATCTACAAGAAGCTAGGTAAAGTAGTTGAACGTCCTGAAAGACAAGTAGAAACTAAAGCTAAGGAAATTTTAGAGAAACTGAAAGAGAAATCTCAGCGTCTAGAATCCTTCCTAAGCTCTACACAGGCTACTGACGAGCTTACAGAAGAAGAAGCTAAGGTCATACAGGAGATCACCGATAAGATTCAAGAGGAGGCTCTAGAATCACTTGAGATGAGTGACATCGAAACGCTATTGGCTTACTATCGTCCTGTATCTGAACTGTTTTACTACAACTATTACGTTAACTCTCACCAGTTGCGTCAACTAATAATAGGGGATACAGCATTTTTTGCAAATGGTATCGAGGCTTATGATATTATTAAGCGTATGTCTATTTCTTTAGCACCAGGTAAAGTAGGTGTAGTAAGTGAGAAACTTGGATTTATGAAATCTAAGATTCGTGTAGGTGTAGGAAAAGACTTAGTTAAGTTTATTAACAATCCTGAGATTCAAGGATTGTTAGAAAAGTATAAAGCTACCGATGGACAAGGGTTTGTCACGCCAGATTTTGCTCGTCGCGTTAAAAGATCCTATGGATTTGAAGAAGCTTTAGATGTAACGATGAAACCTGTTCATTTTGAAATAGATGAAAAAGGTATTCCTCGTGCATTGAAATTCTCAACTATTGAATTGACTGATGAGTTAGTGGGTAAATTTCCTGCACTGAAAGTATTGCGAGATGCAATGGAGGCAAGTGGTGTAGATATTCATACCTTCCCTTCAGCGATTAAAGTCGGAGTACCCGCTAAAGTAGCTGAGAACAATCATCCTGAGTACGAAGTAACTACTGCATATGAAGAAGATAACATCTTTGAACTACGTGCTGAGAATTTTAGAATTCAGTTGAATCCTGCTCACGATGCAGTATCACACACAGCTAACCCTTCTCAGTTGTCTTATCAGGGTATCATTAATGAAGATAACTTATCTCAGTTAATGCGTATCAACGAGTTGAATGCTAAGATTATTGCAATAGGTTCTAAACAATTGGGTAAGATATTCCAATTGCGAGGTAATACACCTACGTCTAAAACAAGGGATGTTACTCGTGGATTGGCAATGTCTAGTTGGTTTGATATGCCAGGATTTGAAGGGCTATGGAGACTCGTCAATAATAAGAATATTGACTTGAATATGCCTATTCTTCAGAAGTCTATTGAACGATTGATCGCTTCTAAGTGGTCAAGAGGATCTGTTGGGTTTAAGTTCTTAGGCTCTAAGTTGGTACTTCAAGCTGATTATGGTGTATCACACATCATCGACAAAGATGGTAAGACTGTTAAAGCTGCACCATTGAAGTGGAAGGATGATCAATCTTATACTGAGGTATATGTTCCTCAAGCGTGGGCTGAACGTTATGGTATTGCAGTAGGGGATGAGTTTAGTATTGACGATAAGATCATTGCATTCCGTCTTCCTTCTACAGGATTACACTCAGCTTTGGTTATGAAGATCAAAGGGTTCTATCCTACGCCAGAAGGAGCTAAAGCAAACATTGTTATTGCGCCTAAAGAGATTGTAAACAAACACGGATCAGATTATGACGTGGATTCGCTATTCGTTCTGTTAAAGAAACGAGTATCTGAATACACGGATACGGATGAGAATGGAATGTTTAATCTTGGTGCTGTACTCAGAATGATTGATCCTAATGCACAAGATCTAATACTGAATGGTAAAGATGTCATTGGGTACATGAACGGTAAGCGTATTAAAATAGATGGTGTACCTTTCATAGAGGCACTAGATATTTATGTACAGCGGATGGATGATGAACTTAAGACTATCTTTAGTAAGAAGAAAGACCTTTGGACTGTTGCTGAAGTAGAGAAAGTTGACTTATACAATGGAGAGTATGGCAAAGGAGGTATCTATCATCAATTGACTGGCTTTATGCAGGAGGTCATTAAGAATGAGATTGTAGATACTTTTGAAGCAATGCTTACCAATCCTGAGAATAATAAATGGATGGAGCTTCCTATTACTATGGAGCGATTGAAAGGGGTTAGTGAAGGAGAAGCAAGTAAAACTGCATTAGATGTAGTAGCTGAAATGAGAGGACTTGAAGTTCAAGACAAGCATCAAGAACTTTATGAGAAAGTAGACTTGTCTAATGTTAATCATCAGCAAAGAATGCACTACAACTCTTATTCTGGCAGTGATCTTACTGGGGTGTCTGCTAACTCGTATAAGGATGTAGCACACATATTTATGGGTGCTCCTACTACTACTTGGATTGACATTGATACTGATGAAGTATACACTAAAGAGCAACTGGATGCAGTTAGTACAAGTGAATCTACTGCATTAGCTATTCTTAGAGAGCAAGGTAAATACCTTATGCCTAAGACTAAAGAAGCTCCTAGAGTCAAAGATAATCTAGCTATTTCTTTTAACGGACATGTATGGAATGAATTATCTCATAAGGAAAAAGAGCTAACTACCGATGAAGATGGGAAACAAGTACTAGTAGACAAGGTAACTAAGTTAGGGCCTAATAAAGAGGGTGAGTATAGTACCAAGACATATACAATTTGGGAGATATTTGATTCCTTAATTAATGCAGCTATTGATAACGTTAAAGAGCAAATTGTATACCTACTTAACTTAACTGGACAGACAGCCAATGAATACTTTGCCATGCTTTCACTAGGTATTCCTATGGACAGCGTAGTACGATTTATGAACTCTCCAGTATTATATGAATTAGCTACACAAGGTACTTTGAACAGTGGTAATTTATCTAAGCTTCGAGACAACTTTATTAAACAAATTGCTAAGATTGAAGAAGTTAATGTTAAAGATAAAGAAGCGCTAAAAGCATTTACAAAGTCTGTATTGGCTAGAGAAATCAAACTAACTGACGAGTCACTAGTTAAAGCATCTAATACCTACTGGAGTAACAACAAGAACTTGAATAGTCTTTCAGTAGATGAAATGCTTTCCCAAATTAAAGTTGTTGAAGAGTTTAGTAAGTTAACTGAAATAGGTAGTTCATTATTTGATTTGTCAAGGGTATTGAATGTATTACGCGTACTACCTGGAACTTACTGGGAACAGAAAGAAGTACTAGAAGCTTTGTACACTAAGATCTCTGACTTTGGACAAGAAGAACTTACTCAATCTTATAAAGATCAAGATAAGTTAAAGGAACGGTTAGCAGCAGAAAAACCATTGACAGAATTGATGGAAGAAAAGCGGAAAGGTATAGAAGAACTTAAAAATCGCAGTGATTTATTTAAATTACTAGATGAAACTGGAGCAGATACTCAAGATAAAATCAAACGTGCTCAAAGTAGCATTATGTCTTCTGTGCTCAATACTACTGCAAATAAAGTAACCAAAGCGGTTAAAGATTGGCCATTTGTAAACTCCGCTATACTGAGTATTCCTAACGTGCAACAGGGGGTTAAAGTTACTCAGCGACTAGTAGACATGCAAGAGAAGATGTTCTTTAGACACTCTTCAGCAATGAATGCTTTTATCGAAGATGTATCTAAAGACTTAAACTTGTCAGGATTTGCCTTTAAGCGGAAGTGGAAAGCATACGAGAAGTTTAAGACTGACTTTATGCACTTCTTCCTATCAGGTATTACTTTAGAGTTTAGAAATCAACCTTACCAGGTTGTAGTTAATCCTGACACGATAAGAATAGATCCTAAAGATAAGAAGAATAAGTTTGGGTTTAAAGCTTGGTCTGCTACATTGATTGACGATTTGAGAGAATTGCGTACACTATATCCTAACAATCCATTCTTGAATGCTATTGAATTTGGTTATAACAAGGAAGAGAAAGTTACAACTATTGTATTTACTTCTGATAAGAGTAAGACTCCAATGGAAAGCTTAATCTATAAGTTTGGATTTGATCAATTAAACAATGAACAAATACGAGCTTGGGAAGCTGATCGTAACATCAATAGAGGTATTGACACTGAATTTGCTGACATTCAATTGCGTTTGTTCCACTACATGTTGGTTACTCAAGGCACTGAATTTGGTAGAACATCCTTTTCTGGGGTTATACCTGATCGTATGTATGAAGAATACTCAAGGGTATTCAACAAGCATATGGCTGTTACACTAGACCGCAATGGTGAATCTGAATTACTCAATAGGTTGAAAGAACAGTTTATGTTACAGTTTGTAACCAATAACATTGATCTTTTGTCTCCTATTAAGAGTGATGACGCAAGACTTGCTAAAGACTTGAACTACGATGATTTCCCAATGCATTTTGGGCTAGCGTTAAAGCATGACTCTGAGGCTGAGTATGATGCAAAAGAGTATGTTTCTTACTTTGGGGATGCTTATATCTTTATTGGTAACTACAACGATCATGACCTTTATCAGAAGGTATCCTATAAGTCAGGAGTTAAGTATTACTCATTTCCAGAAGCTTTAATTGACTCTACATTTGATGCTGCTGCTGTGTTCAACGGCACTTTAATCTTACCAAAAGAACAAGGATTTGATAGAACTACCGGTGTTTATACGACACTCCCCAACCCTAAACAGATTCCTGCTGAAGGAGAAGAAGTTTTCTTACACTCTACATCTGATGTATCTTACACTCAAACAGAGGTGTATGAAGTAGTAGATACTTCTTACACCGAAACTACAAACAAGAAAGGAGAAGCTGAAAGAGTGTACAAATACAAACTTCGGTACGATAGACCTTTAGATACTACTGTACAAGCAGAGACTCCTGAAATCTCAGAAGAACCTAGTGTAGAAGAAATGGGGGATAGACTGGAGGCTGTTAATGAGGAACTGAAAGAGGCTATTGCTAAAGGAGTAGGAGAAGATGGAGTTATTCGTAAATCACTGAATAAAGCACCTAAGTTAATTGCTCGCATTAATGCTACATTACTTGATAAAGGTATTGCATTAGATGTTATTAACAATGTCTATACTTCTTTTGATCGTACTTATAAACGCTTAACGGAATGGACTAGAGAGATCTTTAAAGATTCTTATGAGAAAGACATATTTACCTATCGAGCAGAACGTGACTTTGAGAAGAAAGGATTAAAATTTGATGAGATCTTTATGGATACCACAGGCAAAGTTCCTATTCCTTATACTTTTGAAGAAAGGGTAGTGTACCACCAGTCAACAATTAACTCTGCTGCTGCGGCAGGTAGAGTCATTCATGCCTATATGGAGTACATTGCTGAGAAAGATCAAACTATTAAGGCTGCATTAGGTAGAAAGATTGGAGAACTATCCCGTGCTAAGAAAGATGATAAAGGAAACATTACTCAGAAAGCAATTAGTCCTTACATTGTTAAGTGGTTAACCCCTGAAGTTATTGGAAGTATCTTCTATAAAGCAGGCATTAACATCAATATTAAGAGTAATACCAAAACTGCTGATCAAGATACATTATTAACTGAGCTAATGGCCTATTCAGACGCACTAGGCTACGGGACTCAAGTAGATGGACTCGTAGTACATTCAGATGGAGATCTTTCGATAGTGGACTGGAAAACAGGTAAGTTGTTCTCTGATGAATTTACCAATAAAGTATTTAAATACGGCAACGGATTACCTGCTTCTAAAGTCAATACTGCTAAATTGGAAGTAGTACTTCGCGCATTTGCATTGAAAGAGATGTTGGGCAGTGATGCTAAGTTCCGTAAGTTGTCTTTAGGCTTGATTACTAAGGCTAAAGGAGTACAGATGGTAGATATTGAGATCAAAGATTTCTTACCTGTAGTTGAGGCTTATGTCAAAGCAACCAATCCTACTAAACACGCAGACTTGAAGCAGAAGGGGATGTTTGATGCTAAACAATACTTAGCTGATTCAGCCTCTCTGGTGCAGTTTAAGAGTGATGTTGAAGCAATGGATCCATCTCAACAAAAAGATTACCTAGAGAAGAAGCTACGTAGCTTATCACTAGCTTATTCAGAGGAAGAACTACGCAACAACAAAGACTTACGTGAGCAGTACAATGAGCTATCAAGAATTAGATTAGAACTAGAAGGAAGAGAGGATTTATCTTATAACGATGAAGATCAAGACATTAAAAAGTACGAAAGATATTTCTTTAATGTTAAGGACATGCCTTCTAAGTTTATCAAAGCCTTTGGTAAGATACTATTTGCTAGAGGAGAAGAGAAAACAAAAGAATACAACAAATATGAAACAGAATTTAATACACTGCTTAACCCAGTACTTAAGGAATATTTTGAATCCAAGCCTAGTTTAGCTATACTCAACAAGATCAGCAGAGGTACAGTTAACTTCTTACCCTTTGTAGGAGCACTCAATAAAACTGAGTTGTTTGCTTTTATGTGGGCTAAGCAAGATGCCAATGGTTATCATGGGCAGTTCGCTAACTTAATGGACTTCTATATCAATGCTGAAGGACAACAGGTGGCTTTAACAGAAGCGCAGAAACAATTTAGAGATTACTACCATAAGGCTATGAAATCTAAGTACAGTCAAGTAGTAAACAAACAGATCGTTAATCGTAACAATAAAGAGTCTACATTAGGTAAAGAACAAGGCTACGACGATAAACTGGACGGTATCTTCATGCCTAGAGTTCATAAGTCCATGTCTGACATTGTTGAAACTGGTACTTATGTAGAAGCGGGGATGAAAGGACTTAAGAAACTAGTAGCTGATTCTATGTCTGCTATCGTAGAAGATCCTTATACTGGAGATCAAACAGGTATTCCTATTCGTTATCTTCACGCTAATGACTCAGTAGTTATTCAGGATGAGTTACACTCTATGGATGTAGAAAGAGCTTGGAAAGCTTTCATGAAAGACTTGATCAACAAGGAACAAATGGAAGATGTATACGCTCTTGCAAAAGGACTTAAGACATTCTATGCTACTTCTACAGATCGTAAAGGTAACCCTCTGATGCCTCAGATGACAGCTTTTATGGAGGATGTAATCTTTGCTCACATCTTAGAAAGAATGCCTGAAGAGAGATTAACAGGTAAGAGATTCTTATTTACCATTAGTGATACTCAAGCTAAGAGTTACATCGGTAAGATGCTTGACTTAAAGCCAGGTACAGGTGTTAACCTACCTTATGAGCAGATTATGTATTCCATGAAACGATGGACTAGTGCTGTTGGTATGTGGTTAAAGCCTATTCAAGGTGGTTTAAATGGTATGTTAATCTTTGGTACCAACTTCTCAAGAGCAATGTCTAATTCAGTTAGTGCTGCTTTTGGAACTGATGTAGAGTTTACGTTAATGGACTTCTGGGAAGCACACTATGATGTATGGGTTAAACCAGCGCCTAACCTAGTAACCGGTAAACTATCTAAGGTACATCACGTAGCTCGGAACATGAAGTTCATGACTGACAACTACGACTATGAAAACTTAAACTCTGACTTACTTACCGCTAAGAATACATTATTTTCTACTTCTACACTGGTAGGATTTCACTCAATGTTTGAATCTTATGGACAATACATCCTAATGGTAGCCATGATGCGTAAGCAGAAGGTACAAACACCAGAAGGAGAAAAGTCCATGTGGGAGTTGTACGATGATAATGGTGTCTACAGAGGCCCTGTAAGAGGAGTTGTAACCGATAAGTTAGGTAACAAACGAGAGTTAACTGAGTTGGATTCTACTGAGATTCAAAAGATGAAACGTGTATCTGAGAAGCTACACGGTTCTTATCGGAAGGATGAAAGAGTAATGGCTGAATTAACCTTATGGGGACAGATGTTGATGCAATTTAAGAAGTACTTACCCGGATTGATTAAGAACAACTGGAGAGGAACTTATGATGACATGTACTTAGGTAAGTACGTTATAAAGACTCATGAGAATGGAGTACCTATCCGTCCAGATGGAGTAGATCAGTACGAGTGGGAAGAGATGCAAGTGACAGGTCGTTGGCCTTTACTGCTGAAGTTCTTTATGCAGACATTTAGTAAAGCTGGAGTATACAACAACAAGGAGTTTACTTGGAAGAATCTATCCGATCAACAGAAGACTGATGTAATTGCTGGACTACTCATACCATTTCAAGCAATGGCTTTATCAGCCTTAGCACTAGCTTTTATTGGAGGATTTGATGATGATGATGAGGAAGTTAAAAATAAAACTTGGTATAAGCGTATTATGCGCCTTCAAGAGGATTTAACTTTAGGACTTGATCCACGAGATTTACTTCGTCCTGTTACTGAGAATCCATTACCTTCTGGTACTAAGATGCTTGAGTTAATGGACGCTATTGCTGAGTTCTTTACAGATGGATTGATGGGAGAGACTGATTCGAGAGGATTACCTGAAGGTGCTTATGGCATTTATAAGAATGTTCCAATTGGATCTTCTATTCATGCATGGAATACCTTCATGAAAGACTTTGAAGCTGAAGCTAAGCGATTAACTCAGACTCAACGTTAATACTGAGAATAGAAATTTTTTATGTGCGCAAAGCACTATAAACAACAAAAGGCGGAAAGTTGAGTAATAAACTCAATCTTCCGCCTTTTTTATTTAAGTAAAAGTCTATTTCATAGTAATTTATTAGATCCTTATTTACTATTTTATTTAGGTTAGCATATACACCATGAAATGATTTAGCAGCTATATTATACATAAAAGCTGCTGTTTCTTTATTAGAAAAGGTTCCTAAACGTGTCGTTTTATAATTGCATCCAATTACTGCTGAGTACTTTTGATTTTTTCTTACTAAAAATACTCCTTTGTATCCAATTTGATTAGATTTTCTAATTCTTTTATTACAACTATTCTCTTGATTAGTGCATAATCGTAAATTATATTTTTGATTATTTAAAGGATTTCCGTCTATATGGTCTACTTGATAATGCTTGGCAGCATTCATTATTAATCTATGTAATCTAACTTTAACTCCTCCACTTCTAATAATATAGTAACGATTCTTAGTTTTTGCAGCAGTTCAGTTATATTTAGATATTAATTCTAAATCTTCATTATCAATAGTAAATTTAATATTATTAGTAGTTTTTAATTCAATCATTTGTAAAAATCTTTTTAAAGGGGTTAAACTTAAAAATCTAACCCCTTTTTTGTTATACATTAGTTTGATTAGCTCTCTCATATAAAGGAGCTAAGAATGTTTGCAGTAACTCCCAACATTTAGGAGCTTTCTGCTGAAGGTATGCAGTACCAGTACCGATACCGTTTTCTTTTGATGGAAGTATGATAGTAGTAAAACCGTCATAACGTATTGCTCCTTCAATTAGACTTTGAGAAATAAATAAGTGTCCTGCAAAATCAATGATTTCACTATCTTGAAAATAAGCACTATTCTCTTTTCCATTAGACCATTTAGTATTTACAGCTATAGCATTTTCTAATCCCCTAATGACTGCTTGAGTTACTGAGGGGGATTGCTTCCCGTTTTTGTACATGATCTTGAAGAACATTTCCTCCAAACAAGAATAACTTATCTGGATTGTCAATAGCATCTTGTCTAGTCCAGTAACCATTCCAGATCTCGACTTTAATGTGTTCTGGTAGACTTATTTCTTGCCCCATTTTTGAATGATTTTAATGACAGTAGTAATAACATCATCAGGCTGAGCCTCAATATAATCAGCCGGACTTGTTTTGCATATGCAGTCTTTGAGCAGCTTACCGCATACTTCACAGCTATTTAAGGTTGGCTTCTGCATGATTGTATATTTCATCAATAGTTACGTATTTTCTCTTAAAAGGAGGTTTTTCGTAACTAAAATCACTATAGTATAAAATTATTTTATCTTCTTCAGGATGCCATAAGTCGAAGTCCCAATTCTTTAAATCTTCAGATTCTTGTTTTAAGAACCTTCTTGATTTTAATTTATACCAATTTGAATTGGTAGTTTCATTTCTAATACAAATACCTTCAGCAGGAACTTTGTTCTTACAATAAGAACAATCTTTTTCAAGATATTCTTCTCGCAATTCATCTAGAAATGTTCCTTTAGGATGATCTTTTAGATCAAGCCATTCTAGTTGAGTTCCATAGAATAATTCTTTAACTGTCTCCAACCCATGTTCTTCACAGAAAGATTCTTGGACAGCTTTATCCAACAGAGTTCTTTTAGTGCGATATGACACAGCTTTCTTAATTTCTTCTACATCTGACAAACCAAGAGACTCAATAGACTTGAGCAGTTCATCAGTCAATTTAATATTAGACTTCATTAATAGACTCATTGGTCGATTATTGGCACTCGGGTTAGTTTCATGACACAAGGCGAGATGTGGATTCTTGCCTTTCTCTACAATATTAATCACCAGTTGATTCCTCATCTAAATCAAAAGAAACATCAGTTATTTCACCAGTCTCTTTATTTATTCGTCCTGTTCCACCGATGCTAACACCACCAACAACATTAGCCTTCTTTAATTCCCAAAGGTCTGCACTGTTATATTTGAGTTTAGCAATCCATGTTCCAGCTTTAATAACTTCACCAGTTTCAACAACCTGAACATCCAGTTCTTTCTGAATCCATGTTTCTTCAATAGTAAACAGTTCAGTATTTTCAAGATGATAAAGATTAGGAGAGACAACACCTTTTTCTAAATTAGCATTGAAATTATCACAGGCTTTTGCTATAGTCTCAGCAGACATCCATTGCTCATGAGCATCAAGTGTGTCAGGTTCATAAACAATTTCATAAGAAATCATTTGGTCTTGAGTTTTGACTAGTTCTGTATTAGAACTTTCTTGTTTAGTCGGAGAGAATGAATCAAGGACGAGATTAAGAGATTTGGTGAGTTTGTTTTTAAGTCCTTTTGACTTGGACTTTTTATTCGTTAGGCAACCCAAGGTTGGACTCCTTAAAATATTACAGCACCGAGGTTCAGGCGCAAAGCGATGAACCAAAAACAAACCAACAGTTCATAAAGTATTGATTTATTCGGTGCCCATAAGATTATTTTATCACAAATTGATTAAACATGCAAGATTTTAATTATTTATGCAGTTTAGCAACCAACTAGGCATGTTCTGTGTTTGAAATAGAACCATCACCACTACCACCAC